ATGCACACCTTCAGGCAATTCCAAATCGGCTACTGCCAATGTGAAAGCATTGCGGTGCATGATGATGTTTTGTGGGGAAACAGTACCAGTCTTGTTGAAGAATGACACAGCAGCGGTGCTAGAAGTCGTTGGGATTGACACGTTCTGGAATTGACCAGCGGTAATCACAGCGGGGCTAACAACCACAGACATAGTGCCATCAGTACCAGTCACGGCTTGTTTTACAACAAAGTTGCGCAACTTGTTAGAACCATAGGCTTGACGATTCTGGGGGTTGACTGCGTAAACGCCAGCGATTTGGAATGTATCGCCTGCATTCAACGCCACAGTACCAGTTGCGGTCAAAGTGATGGTGCTAGAAGATGCCCAACCAGAAGTCAGAAAACCAGAGCCAGTTGTGGTGTTAACGGTAGCTGTGCCAGCAAATGAGCCAAAGGTTTGGCTTACCACGTTCTGATCCATCTTCCAGTTCATGCCAGCAGAGTCACGGCCCATCAAACCTTTACGGTATTGCTCGCCAATGGCTTCTTGAGGAACGAACAAACCTTTCAGGCTGTCCACGATTGTTGCGCTTGTGAAAGGCTCAACGATACATGAACGGCGACCATCACGGGGTGCGCCTTCAGAGTCAAGGTAAGCACCAGCGGTCAGATATGTGATCAGACCAGTTGGGGGTGTGCCTGCTGTACCAACGATGTTGGCAGTTTGCAGGGTAGCCATTTGCATACCGTCACGGTCAATCTTGTTGGCGATTGCTGCGATGGCAGGCTTCAACACACGGTCAGAGAACATATCCAAGGACAAAGCCAAGTCTTGTGTTGTGAATTGTGTGTCAACGTGGAATTGAGTGCTAAGAGTAACGGGGACAGAAGTCTCGTTAAAGTCCTCAACATTCAATGCAGGGCCAGTAGTACCGATGAAACGACCAGGTTTGCGGACGTTAACGGTGTTACCGATTTTTGCACCTACGACAGCGAATTGGTCGTCATAGTTGCGATCGACTTCCGATGTGAAAGTCAGTTCATTTTCCAAGACCATCAACGCTTCGTTAGTGATCTTGCTAATCGTCAATAAATTGTTTGACATTTTAAAACTCCAAAAAGATTAGGTTTACCGAATTTTTCCCGCTTTGCGTGCCGCTTTCCATGCCTGATATGTGCCATGCCAATTTCCATCGGTCGATAACGGTACATCAGGCTGTCCTGCGCCACCACGAATCTAGTTTCCCAATCTCTCTAAACGCTGCATTTGGTGACAAGCTAGCGATCTTTTTGGCAAGGTCGTTGTTTTCAGCTAGGTGATACAGGATTTTTGGGCCTACATCACTCTCCAGAATTGCATCACGAACTGCGTTGTTTACAACAACATCGCTCGATGCGACCAAATCATCAAAATCGGGCAATTCAGCTTTAGCCGCCTGAACCTTCTGCGCCCAAGATTGGATAATCTTTTGTTGCGCTTCTTGCTCTCTAGCCATCGCTTGTTGCCTGTCCCGTTCAGCCAACGCTTTTTCTGTTGAATACTCTGCTAGAGCCTTCGCATACTCAAACGCATCGCTGAACTGGCTTGGTTGTGGCTCTTGATCATAATTAACAACCTGTTGTTGAGGCTGTCTGTTTTGCTCTAGTGCCGCCAAACGCTGTTCTAGTTCTAACCTTGCTTGGCGTTCCCGCTGGGCTTCTAGCCTAGCTTCCTCACGTTGCTTGGTTATCTCTGAAAACCGCTTTTCAAGTTTAGGATTTTGCTTACGCTCACCCTCTTGGTTTGCTTCCTTTTCTGCCTCTTTCGGTTCACTCTGTTCTTCTTCAGCTACTGGCTCGGGAGTTTCCTCAACCGCCACAGTCTCTGGCTCAGATTCAGCTAAACCTAATCTGTTTGCATAAAATTCTGCTGCATTCTCGCTTGTCAATACTTGACTTGCTTCTTTTTCGGACATACGTTTCCCAACGATTTGACCCCATGTGCCTCACGGGTACGGTGTGGTTAATCTACCACAAAATCTTTTAAATTCAAATAGCCCGTTCAGTTGTCTCAGCACTAGCGTTTTTCAACGCTAATTTGTCCAAGGTAGCCAAACGAATTGCAATCTCAGCCTTCATGCGCTCAATCTCAAGTTGGGTCTGAGTCTTGACCACAGTATCGTGTGCCTGACCCTCAACCTTCATGCGCATCTCGTCACGGTCGCTTGCCTCACGCAACTCAATCTCATGCGCTCTGTTGGTTTCTTTGATCAATGTGCGCTTAGTCTCGGAATCTTGCTTGAGTTGTTCAACATCCAAACGCTGTTTAAGCAACAGTTCTTTGGCTTGAAGCGCCTGTGTGAGTTCCTGAATCTGCTTCTGTGACATAGCCAATTGCATCTGCACTTGGGGAGGCACTTTGGACTTATCGTCAATTTGAGCCATTGGGTTGGCTGCGGCAAGGCGGTCAGCAATGATGTCAGCGCCAGGCCAATCCATGTTGCGGAACACCAAATCACCCGCCACTTGCATGAGTTCAGGCGCAGCAGACAGGAGAGGCAACATATTGTCCACAGCCTCTTGACGCTTGCTGTTGTAGCCTGGGCCTGTCTCCATAACCACATCGTACTGACCGACAGTAACGTCATTCAACACACGACCCACAGAATCCCGTTGGTTGATGGTCAACAACTCAGGTTTGCCATCGTCACCAATAATCCGCATCACACGCTCTGTGTCATAGATTTTGGGGATCAAATCAAGGCAAATCTTGCCAATGTGGGCAATTGAACGGGTCAAATTGTCGTAATAGTCAAAGTTTGTCAGGTCAACTTGTTGTTGCTGACCATTCAAAGCCTTGCCTGAAATGTTGCCTTGACCAAGTTGTGCAGGGTCAAAGATGCCCATGATTGACTTAATGTCATCATTTACGCCTGCGGCTGCTGCCATCACGCCTGTCTGTGGAGGCTCGGGTTGCAAACGTGTTGGAGGAGGCGCAGGGCGACCATCAATGTCAGTCTGCTTGTAACGCAACAAGGGGAATGACTTGATGTTGGCATTTGCCCAATCGTTCTCATGTCCCTCGTCTTGGCCTTCAGCCAACAACCATTTGGCCTTGGGTGCTAATGCAACGCCTTCGGTAATGGAAGTCTGCCAGAAGTTGTACATACGCTGTGGGTCTTTGGCATAGCGAATCATGCCAAACTTCTTGCGCTTGTCACCAACAACCAAATGCCGACCATAAACAGGCACGATTGGAATGTATTTGCCTGCCCAATCACGTTCCTCAAGAATCTCAACCGCAGTCATCTTGCAGTATTTGATAGATTTCTTGTAAGAATCACGCTTGTCCACCACCGTAATGCCATAAGCATTTAGGCGGTTAAAGAAGTCTTTGTCATCAGCAAATGTGGCTGAACCATCGCTTAAAAGGTACAAAGTAGCCTTTTCCTTGACTGTGTAGTAATACTCAGCAAGGCGAATGTCCTCTTTAGTGATCCACTCGGACTGAGAGTCACCCGTTCCACGCTGTGTGAAACTCGTGCCACCGTCATCAGCTTCAGGGTACATCTTGCGGAATTGCTCTTTTGCCACCATTGTGGTGATTAAGCAACGCTCACAATCTGAGCCATCAGGGGCGATTGAATTGGGGTCGTAATAGACTGTAAATGGGTTATCCACAGGGTCAATGTAGATTTCCTGATCAAATGAGTCCTCAGACACATAGTCTGTGCGAACACGAATAAAGCCCCAGCCCATGCGAACTGCGTAATCAAACGCATTGTCATAGGCATATTCAGCGTTGGAATTGACCTCGATGTGACGAATAATGCCTTGAATGGTCTGTGCGTCAACCATGTCCTCATGCGTATTTGTGGCATGGACTTTGATTCGGGGACGCTGTTGACGTTGTTGGTTGGAGACTTGGCGGCAATAGTTGTCCACCTTGTTTACCGTGATCACAGGGCGTGACTCAAGATTGCGTGAGTTTTGCAGTTCAACAGGCCATTGATCACCGCCACCGAACTTCAAGTCCTCAAGCGCTTCTTGGCGATTCATTGTGTCGGCATCATTAGCCAACTTCAGGAACTCTATCGCCTCTTGAATTCGTGCATCGTAATCATCTGCCATGATCTTGCCCTAAGTAATTTGTGCCGATTTTACGCCATCCATGAATGTTGGCTACCATAATTTGCAGTTGGTCTTGGCTTTCTGGCCTGTCTTGGCTCATTCACCATCAAACCTATGTATCTAAACGCATCAGCGCCATGCGAATAGTTGTCATGGAGTGGCGTTTTGCTGAATTGCTTTGTGTCTGGGTCAACATCGTAACGGTAATGTCTGAGGCATTGCAAGCCCTCGTGACAGTTGTCACGGTCAAACCACATATTCCTGAAGATTGTCCTTGCAGCGTTAATGCTGTCCAAAATGGGCGTTTTAGGAATGATTTTGGTCTTGTAGCCCGCTGCCCTGACGATTTCCTCAATGCTTCTGCCGTTGCCTGCCAAAGTCTTGTTTTCAGCATCATGTGGCAACCACAGAGTGTCATAGATGTAACCAAAGGTCTGCATCTTAGCCAGGTAATCGCTCATAGTCTGCTGATTGCCCTCAATGTAGCGAATCAGGCGTGTTTCCATGCCTATGAACTGTAAGAACCAAATGGCTGTGGCATCAGACCAACCAAGGTCAAAAATGGCGTGTACGGGCTTTGTGGGGTCGTAATTGACCTTTGTGATGCGCCCATCCAACTCTGCCATTTGCATCTCTTTGGCAAAGATAGCGCCATCAACTGTTTGTCGGCACAAGCCTTCCCAAACCACGTTGTAAGCCTGTGGATCACGAAACTTGAGGGCATCTTTCTCAAGCCGTAGCGTTTCAGGAAACCAAGGATTGTCTGACCAGTTGACCTTGGTGACGATGCAGTCATCAGGCGGGTTAAGCACGAACCGCTGGTAAGTCTCATCTGTCTCCAACTCAGGGTTGAACGTGATCCATATCTCAGACTTTTCCTTACGAATGGTCGGAATCAGCACATTCCATGACATTCGGCTTGTTGTCTGCGCTTCCTCAACCCAACAAATGTCAACACCCTCATAAGACTTCACGTTTGCCACGTTGTTCTTCAGGCCAACAAAACTAAACTCAGAGCCGTTTTTGCCCCTGATGCTAGTTTGGGTTATCTCGTAGAACGTGCCAAGCCCTAAAGCCTCGATTTGATCGCACAACAGCTTGTGGACAGAATCCTTGATGGATGTTTGAAACTCACGGGCGCAAAGAATCCGCAAGGTGCTTTTGGCTGCCAATATCAGTAAGGCTCTTGCAACACCCCATGATTTAGCACCGCCTCGTCCACCATACAGGACTTTGTAGCGTGATGGTTTGAACAGGCACTCTAGCTTGAGTGGAAACTCAGCCTTTGCGATTGCTTGTGCGACTTCAGACATAGGTGTTGGAACTCAATTTGGTCTTATGTACATAAACTTCTGTTTTATAAACACATTGTTATGTATATGTACGAGAAAGCCAGAAAATCGTACACATCAACATCCTTGATTGCTGGCTTAACATTCCAACACGAATGGGCTATCCCATGCGTCTTAGTTGTCATTTGGCTTTACAAAGCTGACCTGAATGCCAGCCAATAGAGAAGCACCGTCAGCGCCTGTGATTTCTTGTTCGGTTTTATCACGCCATCCAAGAACATTCTTAGCCGTGAAAATGCTGAAATTAGCTTGAAATGCACCCGCCATAGTGCCTTCAACAAGAATTGCCTCTTGAAATTCCTTAGCCCTTTTATAGGCGTAGGAAAAATCTGGATGCTTTAGTTCACCATTCTCATTTTTAGCCACAGACCACTCATAAAGTGTGTCTCTTGTCACCCCAATCATTGTGGCAAAACGAGCAAGAGTTGGAAACATAGTAGGCACTAACTCAAAGCCTTTTTCGTCCCCATTCTTATCTCTAAGAGGGACACGCTCAAATGGCACTTTGTCAAAATACTCGATCAGTTGATCACAGTATTCTTCTTTAAATGCTGTTGGGCGACCACGGGGACGAACTGTATCAGTCACTTCTTTTTAGCCTTTTTCTCAGCTTCACGCTTTTCAGAATACGCTATCGCAACGGCCTGTTTGACGGGTTTCCCCGCCTTTATTTCCGCTTTGATGTTCTCTTTGAACGCTTTAGGACTCGCTGACTTCTTGAGGGGCATCGTCTTTCTCCAGTTCTTTAAGCCAGTATTGGCAGTCTTGCAATGCACCGTTGATCATGTGCAGTTGGACTTCCAGTTGTTTGCCCTGAATCATCAGGGTTTCAATTTGCTTGTTGATTGCTTCTTTGTTCATGTTAACAATTCCAGTTTTTAAGTGATGCTTTTGCCCGTTCAGCAGGGCCTTTTGAATTCTTGACCACGCCTTCCATTCGGGCGCAGAAACTAGCCTTGCGTCCTTCGTCCTTCTTGGTTTTGGGATTTGGGGCAGGCGGTTTCAGGTTGGCATTGTTTTTGGCGTTGTACTCGGCACGACCCTTGGCGGTCATCCCTGCACCCTTTTCTGTGGGGTTGTAGGTCTTATCCTTGCCTGTGGTCTTGTGCGGTATAGGTTTGTCGTGCTTCTTAGTAGCCATGATTATTTCTTCGCAGTCTTTGCAGATTGTTTGAACGCCTCGGCTGTCGGTGCGCCCTTTGTGCCAGGCTTACGCATCTTCTCCACAGGCTTGCCTTCAGCCTTTTCTTTCTTGATGCGCTCTTGTTTAGCGTGAATATTGGCGTAAAGACCGTTTTTCATTCTTCCTCCATTACAAAGCAGACATCCATCCAACTCATCTTGAGTAAGCGCTCGTCATTGTGCTTGATTTCCTCAAACTTGAGATATTCGTCTTTGTAGTCTTTGTGATATGTGCCAAAGGCGATCTTGTCACCCACATTTAGACCCTCTGCCTGTGCATCAGGGCCAACTGCGACTACTGTGCCTCGGCTGTCAGCTTCAGCCGATTGGACGTAAAGGGTGCTTTGGATGCGCTTTTCGGGGCGCACAAGGATTTTGTCTCTCAAGGGTTGCAAATTCATTTTGCATCCTTTGGAGGGCGACCACGTTTCTTTTGTGGCTCAGAAAAAGCACCCACCTCGGGGATGGGTGAACTCTCAATGGCAACTACCTCAAACTCTCCACACCACTCTGTGTTGTGACGATTCTGGTAAGTGGGGTAACGTCTGCATTGTCCCATCTGACCTAAGTCATTAAAGAACACGCAGACCTTACAATTCTGTTTAAGCATGACAACCTTTCTTTGTTGTGCCTAGAAGCCCATTCAGTCCTGACCGACTGTTTGGGTTTCGCTTTTTAACGGTATTCTGCTCGGGTCTTGGTGTAGCAGATGCCTTCGGTGCGGCCTGTATTGAACAGCTTATCAGCGCCTGTCTTGTCCTCTTTACCGATGCCTACGCCACCAACGGTCTTGCCCATGCGCTCACCAGATTTGTCTGATGATGCTGCGCCCTTGGGGGGTGTTGCACCAGTTGTGCTTTTAGCCATAGTTGTGTCTGCTTTTCCCATGATTTTTCCTTGCAAAGAATTTATGGTTTTGACTTTATGCGCAATGTGGCACAATGTCAATCACCATTTTAACAGGATTTGTCATGGCTACAAATTTTAAAATCACAGAAGCAAAACGCCAACCTACAAGTGGCGGTCACTACGAAAAAGAGTCTGAGCATCGCATGGAACTTCGCAGAATCTCTGCTTTGGAAAAAGAACTAAAGCACCATGAGGCTCAAGGTTTGGACAAAGCCCATAAGGGCGGCTCACAGAAATCCGCACCGTTACCCAATATGCGTGCCTATTGATGGTTTTGGCACTTCGGTAGGCCAATGGTCGCCAAGTGCCTCAATCGTTGCAATGTGGGCTTTTAACCACATATCTTTGCGCTCGTCTTTGGACAAATGCGCACCTTGATCAATGATGAAATGGCACTTTAGGCATAGTGCCGCTGTGTACTCATCGCTTGATTTTAGGGATTTACCTTTTCCTCCCCATTCTGACCAGTTGCTGTGTGCCGCTTGCACACCATTGTCCATACCGCAACATTGACATGGTAGGTTTGCCACCATTTTGAGCAGTTTTTGGCTTCGGATATAGGTTTGTTTAGGATACATCATTATTTTGTCCAATATTCTTCAATCCAATGGTCGTACATAGCCCAAATAAACAAATACTGCCAACCTAATTCATTTGACCTATGAAAAAAAGGATCATCAAACAATGTTTGTGCCATACGCAAACAAATTTCTTTTGATGGGGGTTTGTTATTTTTCACACTTCACTCCGTAGTTTTCACTCCAAGACGCTCACTTGCTTGCTCTGTTCGCCATAGGTCTGACTTCATTTGGGCAGCACTTAGTTTCCATTTGAGGGTTTCTTCTTCCTCAATTGCCGCAGCCAAACCTTTCAAAAGTTCCTGATATTCAGGGTGTGCATAGGCTTCCCTTTCTTGTGCCACAGCGCTTTCATAGCCCATTTGCATTGCGTCTTTCATCAGCAACGCCTTTTTGGTCTTTCTGAATTCCTCAAGATAAACCCGTTGTGCCTTGGCTTGGGCAAACTTTGGGGCGTTTTCCAAAATAAACTCAATTGCTTTGTAGGGTGCTTTCATAATCCCAAGTCCTTTAAGGCTTGTTGCAGACCCGCCAAACCGCCTACCCGTTGGTCATTGATGAAGATTTGGGGCATTTGTTTAACGTTTGGGTAAGCAAAGTGAAAGGCTTGTCGGACGCTTTCTGTGTCCATGTCGTTTTCAATGAACTTTAGCCCCTTGGATTTGAGCAATTGTTTGGCAGCAACGCAGTTAGGACATTTGCTCTTGCTATAAACAAAGATGTTCATTGCAAGCACTCCTTGACGCAAATATCCACACCGCCTTGGGTTGAGTAAACCTTGGTCACATGGATATTGATGATTTGGGAATCGTCTTTGTAAACCACCCCGTTTAGCCCATCTTCCACAGATTTCAAGATATTTGAGGCATCAGGCTTCTTAATTGGTTGCTCAGAGCCGTTTAAACAGGCTTCTGTGCGCTTTTTGGAGTATGACTTAGGGATTGGCATTCTGATGTACAGATAAAGGCTTACAGGCGTTTCTAGTGGCTCGGACGTTCCCATAGCCTGAATGCCTGCTTCCTTGATCAGAGTTTCGTAGGTGCGGGTCTTTTCAGGGGTATAGGCTTGCACAAAGTTGCCACGCTTGGCATACCTTGCTCGTTGCTTGCCTACGGGGTCAGCATCCACGCTAAATGTGGTCATAAAAGTCATTTTTTGTCTTTCTGTTCGTTCATGCGTCTGCGTAGGTCATCAGCGGCAGCTTGCCCACGCCTCTGGGCTATGTGGACTAGCGTCTGTTGCCACCAATACTGCGCTTCCCCTCTGCCCTCCTCCAAGGCTTTTTTGCGGAAGCGTTTGATCCATTCCACCGCCTCCGCATTCCGCATAGTCTCCTGTAAGTTCAAGCGCTCTTGTGATGACATAGTGGCTAAATTGTTGGCCTTCTCTGACCCGATCAAGAATTCTGTTTGCTTCATGGTGTGTCATACAAATAACAATTGTTGGGTTTTAACAATAGCGCCTGAGTCATATCGTTGTGTTTCGCCTTTTGGATAAGGCAAAACTTCATAATTTAATTGTTTTAAAAGATTGTTTTTTTGGGATTTATTACCAACAAAATAAACGTAACGGTGTTTGGCACTTCTGTTAACTCTTAATTCAGAATTACCCAAGCTGTGTCTGCTGTGTTTGCCATCTTCACCAGCCATATCGGTGCGTTCTTTTGTTGTGCCTGTGAACAAAAAATTGCTTGCCTGGTAGATGTAACCAACATGACCCATAGCTGTGTCAGCGTACGAAACCACAATGGTTGGTTTAGGCAACATTTGCAAACTTTTGCTAACCAAAAATGAAGCGCCATTTTTTACGCCATCATTTAAACAAAGTCTGTTTAATTCCAGAACCCTGTCCCTATTTTCAATTCCACAAACACCCATACAAAGATTTGGGCTTGCAGGCATTCCATAAGTAACAACACCAACTAAATTTTCACAATCGTATAAACCAAATGCAAATGATATGGAACACATACGCTTGGCATAGTGCTTTTCAAGTAACCAAGGCTCAACTTCAAAGTTGTTTATTGGCAAAACTTTCATTTGCGCAACTCCGCAAGTCTGGCTCGGATGTGTTCAGGAATTGGAACTGCCTTTTTGCGGTCAGCTTCAATCTTTGCCAAGGCGGGGTCAATTGCCTCTTTAGGTTTGATTTCAGGCACTTCTGCGCCATCCCATCGTTGTTGATTGAGATAGACCAAGGGTGCAGGAATAAATGCCCCGTTTGACTTGATCCATTGCTCTGTGGTCTTTAGCCACTCAACGTGTTTAATGATTTGATCGGTTTGGGTTTCGCAGTAATGCTTTTCCCATTTCTTTCGGCATTCGGACTTTGCACCTTTTCTTGTTGATGCAGGCCAGACTTTCCAAAATCTTTCAAACCCGCTTTCAAATAATTCAGGCATAGATTCTCCAAGGGTGGATGTACCACCTTTCTCCATCACTCTGTTTTGCATAATTCATCTCAATTCGTCTAAATAAAACAAGAGCAACCAAGTGCGCTTGACGGGTTAATTCGCTTATACATCTGGCCTTGTTTCCACCGTTGTACCAAATGCTTTACCAGTCGCTCAACCAACGCTGGTCGGCAAATCAGGGGGTGTGTCCTGTTGTCGGTGTTTTCTTCCAAGCCATCCATGCAAATGCGCTGCTGTCGTGTGGAGTACGGATGCAATGGAAATAGACATAAAAAAAGCCGTTTACAACTGCCCTCGGTGAGAACCCTAGAGTAAAAACCAAGGGCGAGAGCATGTGTAAACGGCTTCAATTTGTCGCTTCTCACGGCAACGATTTAATTATAAGCACATTTTTTGTGTGCTTGCAAGTTTTTTTTAATTGCAAGTTGTGTTGCAAGTGCGGAACTGGCCTTCGCCATAGCAACAAGTCGTGCAAAACACAGTTTTACCGCCAACTGTGTAAGTGCTGTAAGTGCAAGAAGCCCACACCATTGATGCCACAGTCGCCAAGTAAATACCAATAAGCGCTTTTTTCATGCTTTCTCCTTTGTTGAAAACCATTCTGGACGCAACAGTTGCAGTTGCCAAATGCGTGCCTGGGGGACATTTTTCCATTGGGCAACAGAGGGCTGCTTTATTCCCAACATGCGGGCAAGCTCACTCTGTGAGCCAGCCAATCTAATAAACTTGTGTTTGTCCATAGGGCAGATTATAGCGATGTGCAAAAAAACAACATAAGGGAAAGTCCTAATGCGTATATGTTGAGTATCCATAGGCTAGGCTATACAATGCACCCATGCCCTGAACTTCTCGGGGTCTATTTAGGAAACCAAATGAAACCAAGCAATCTACAACACAGCTTTGAAAACGTAGTGTCCTACGACAACGGTGAGACTGTTGAAGTCGTAACTGTTGGCTATGACTATTTGCCAGAAGAAATAAATTACCCATACGCACCAGACTACGCAGAAGTCTTTGATGTGTTTGTG